ATATTAGGATACTCTCGTAGTAGTAAATCGATTGTATTAACATCGTTTTTGTTTTTAAAATAGGCAGTGTGATTACCGACAACAGAGTACACAGTAATCCCCATATCACGAAGACGGTCAAAGTAATGCGTTTTGCACCATTCCAAAGACCATAAATCAATCGACCTACGATTATCAAAAGTGTCCCCCATATCGATAAGCGTTGTAATCCCTTCTCGTTCCAGTGTTGGGAAAAAAATGTCTTCATAAAATCTTTGAAAGTATTCATGGAATAACCTACTACCTTTCCTCATACCAAAATGTTGGTCTGTAATTATTGCTACTCTCATTTTTTAGATGTGCTACTACGAGTTCTATTAATTATACTAATAAATTTGTCACCTGCAAATGTTCCACCTAGACAAACATCTAACTCATCACCATCTTTCCAGTTGACATCACCATTCATTTTGGTGTGTGTCATTGCAATTTGAATCTTGTCAATGACTTCTTGTGTTAATCTCATCTGTTTGAGTTCCTGTATTGTATGTTATCTTTAATAGTATTATAATCAGATGAAGTACCACCTGCACCTTCTTCAACTACCATAACTTGTTCAAAACCAGTACGCTCTATGATTTTAGTTTTAATCTTTTCTTTTTGTATTCTTCTTAAAAATGCATAGTATATAATCTGAGTAAAATATGCAAAGGGATTAGAAGATTTCTCTGGATTAAAGTTGTGTATGTATTGTACACAGTTTTCAATGCCGTCCCCGATCATATCCTCACGGAACATATAGTTTACAAAGTTAGGTTTATAAGATAAATGTGTTGCAATCTTAAGAAAACATTCTCCAAGATAGTTACTAATAGGTGGTGGATCAATCCCCTTTTCTTTTGAAATAGCAACTTTCTTGCGATAGACAACCATCGCCTCAAGGAGTTCTTTATTATTTACATAATGATCAGACCTTTTTCTAGGCATAAGTTTGTCCGAATCTGTAGGTATTATAACACAGCTTGACACAAGTAGCAATTACATGTACAATTAGCCTTGTGGCGGTTCAAAGGAACACTAGTATCTATACAGTAGTAGATATTCCAGCAAATATTTTTTCTAAACTAAATCTAGTTTTTTCTACATCACCTTTATAACCCATCTTTTCACTGATACTAACCTTTTGAGTATCTTTAGTTTCTCTACTTAAATTATAATGATTATATGCATGAGTCATCTCATGGTCTGCTTCTAATTCAGTCATAGTAATAATTTTATCGAACCCAACACTATAAACTTCTCTATCCTCATCTGGAATAGTAATCCAAGGAACCAATCTTACTAAAGTATTTGTTCCTTTATGTGTTAGTTCTACCTTAAGGGGTTTTGTTAGGAAAAATGCTGGTTCCACACCAGTATCATCAATTCTAGTGGCAGCGACGACCTCCTCGCCAGAAACCAATTTGAATACAAAGTAGGTTATGATTTCATCCATGTTTCTCCTTTAATAAAACTCTCACAAGATCATAGTTAAAATTTTCTTCATTGTATATTTTGATTCGTTCGACTAAATGGTTCAATGTATAATTCTTTTTACTATCAGTCGAACAGTCATCTGCTATGTCATACAAAGTTGCTTTAAATTTATTGGTTCCTTTTCTTAGAACCCTTCCAATACTTTGTAGATTCCTAATCTTCGACTTCGATGGTGAAGCAAAAATTACATTATGCAGGTTTTTGATATTGATACCAGTAGAGAAAGTTCCATATGATGCAACAATGATTGCATTTTTCTCTCCCTCTGTGATAGAACGAGTTAACTCTCTATCATGTACATCAACTCCACCGTGAATAAAGAATACTTTACGATCATCATTATTATTTATGAGATTATATAGAACCTCTCCGTGGGTTTCTACTCTACTGTATAGAATTAAAGTATTACCTTTTAAGTCTAACGCTAGGTTTTTAATAAATTTGTTTCTTTGTTCATGATTAATTAGATACTGTATTTCCTCTTCATAAGTATCAAATGGAGTTGCTTTATGTTGCAACAATATAATCTTAGCATTTAGTTTTGCCAGATAACCTTTCTCCATCAACTCATGAGTCTTAATAGTTTTATATGATGGTCCGAACAGTCCTTCCAATACTAACTTATGTGTTTGTGTGCCGTCTAGCGTACCAGTAAAACCATAACGATACTTTGCTTGATGCAACTTAGTCATAATTTTTACGAGCGACGCTGATTTGAATTGATGTGCCTCATCACCTACTACAACTTCAAACTTTTCAAAATATGTTTTTGGTAACTTATAGATAGATTGCCAGGTTGTAATAACTACAGGAGAATTTATTTCTTTTTCTTTACCAGCGTATATTTTTTGACAATATGAATCAGCGTCCCATCCATAAGAAGCAAAGTCCTTATGCATCTGCTCTACCAGAGATGTCGTTGGAACAACTATCAGAGTCTTTTTATTTTGCTCTGCGAAGTAACGAACTATTGCGTAAATCATCAAAGATTTGCCAGAGGCAGTGGGGCTTATCACTAGTCTTCTATTGTGTCTTAGAGCATCGTATACTCCCTCTATTTGATAATCTCTTGGTAGAGTCTTAGATATTGCGTTCATGTAATCTCTAACACCCTCTAATGAAATCATTTCATTGACTTCAAAAGGAGTACCATAAAACTTACTATCTTCAAATTTGTATTCATACTTATGATGTTTGCAAAAAGATACTATCTTATCAAGCAATCCAACATATATTTCTCCTGTCTGTAGATTAAATAATCTTATCTTACCATCCCAGTACCTTTTTCTATACTGGGGCATATACTTAGCACCAGGTATATCAAAGGTAAATTGATCAGACAACTCATGAGCAACATGAGGTTCTGAAACGATCTTTAAAAAGACTTCGTTCTTTTTAGTGATAGTAAGGTCGGACATTAGCCACTCAATTGTTGCCAATCAATAATGTTTTTTAGTTGATAACTTCTATTGTTTATTTGCCTAACAATATCTTCGAGATAAGTTAGCATCACATCATAGTATTTAATTTTTAGTGTAATTTCTTGTAGTCTTTTATCAGCATCTAAATGTTGTTTAATTACATCTTTCTCTCTAACTCTATATGGAAAAGGTTCGGCCTCATACACTTCAGGAGCAGATTTTCCAGTGTAATAATTATATCTTTCTAATCTAATACTTGACTCTTGTGTTTTTGCTTTCTCTCGCAAAAGTTTTAGAGTGTTATATACATCCCAGTATTTTGCATGAAGGGAAGGTATCTTCGCTGCCTCATCATGTATTTTAATTTGATCAATCTGCGAGTCTTTCTCCCACATACTTTGTATAGTCTCAAGGTTCATGCTGAATTAATAGATGACGATTTTACCTTGAACTGAGTATCAAGGATTTCATACAACAAATACTTAAAGGTAACTGTTGCTGTAAAGTATGTATAATCGTTTTCTTGGGCAGTAAATTCTAAAGTACTTAGTGATACAGGGAACATATCAGTAAACCTGACATATGCCATTGGATTGAAATTACTATTTAATATGCTAAGTGTACCATCACTAAATTGTTTTAAGTTATCAATATCACCTGTATTCCTATCTAAAACAATTTGTTTAAATTGGTCTACAGATTTAGGATACCCTAATCCATATATCCAGTTGTGTATTTCTAAATAATTTTCTAAACTTTCATCGACAAGAAATGATAAGGTAAGATCTTCAAACTGAACTTGATCACCAGGAACAGGGACAGACTTTAAATAATTTCCAACATTAATTTCTCCCAATGTAATACCAGGAATCCTTGCACTATTAGAAAAGAAATCAACCTTTGGTGCTCTTGCCAAATTAAATTGAAATCCAGTAGGAGACAAGAAGTTTCTATTCTTAATCTGCCTATCATAGAATGTGCTAGATGACATTAAACTAAACAGTTGTAATCTTAATTATTTAGCAGTCTTTACTGAACTCTTCTGCCATACCGCCACCAATCTCTGCACCTTGGTTACCACCAAACATTGCTACCCATCCTGCTGCTACCCATCCTACGAATGGTATACCACTAAGAGCAGGTGCTGCTGCTGCACCAACGCTAGTGCCTACAAGTCTTCCTGATTGTTCGCCACCACCTACCGCCTTGATACAGGCTTCGGTTCTGGCAGATGACTTTCCCTCTGCGTCAGCATTTCCTCCTGTATATGCAAGTGCTGCTGGATCTATCCAAGCACTCTTCGTACTAACAGGACCGCCATGATGTATAGCACCATCCATTGTATACTCTTCAACAACTTTTTGTGTGTTGTTAGATAGTCCTAGGAATCCACCTTTAGTTTTAATATCTTTAGTAGTGTACATAGTTTTAGGGTCATTTGCTCTATAAGCAATTTTATACCCATCCTCTGTTACTTCTGCCTGATATGTTGTATAGTTACCTGTAGGTATATTTAAATCGGGCAACTTACCATTATTTCTAGTGGCAAGCATACCAATCATACCAATATGGGAGGCAGCAAACAAACTACCAACTACTCCGATTGATATCCATTTAGCATTCATTTCAACACACTCATTCTACTACTATATATCTGCGTCTTTATTTAGCAATTCTATCCATTCTTCATCAGGAGTAAAAACGATAGGACCTTCTAGGATTCTTTCTTTTAATTCATCCTGAAGTTCTTCGTCGTTCATAAATCTTTATATTCTTTATTATATAGGTTGGTAGGTTCCTATAGCCGCTTATCCTGAACCTACCAAAGGGGATAACCGCAGTCGTAGGTAGCGAAACAAACGACTCATACATTATAACACAAAATAGGAGTGGTGGGAGTCGAACCCACACTGTAGAGATTTTAAGTCTCCTGTCTCTGCCGTTGGACTACACTCCCTAAGCGATTCAGGTAGGACTCGAACCTACAACCAATTGCTTAGAAGGCAATTGCTCTATCCTTTGAGCTACTGAATCAAATAGGACTACCGAGAATTGAACTCGGTTCACACCGTTATAAGCAGTGGGCATTAA